TTGGCAGTTGCTTTTGATATTATGAAGAGCACAGATGAAGATATACAAGATGCAGAGGTAATTTCTGACACAGAAAACAATGTCACCGAAACAGTCGCCCATAAAGGTGTAAATGATGTCTGATTTTATGGGTATGAATTTAGATTTGGCTGACTTTGAGAGATTGCTTAGCAAAGATGAATTCACTATGGAACCGGTATCAATAGAACAATTCGTACAAGATCAACATTACCTTGGATTACCACCATTATCGCCTATTCAATTAGAAATTGTTCGGCATTCAACTCAAGTTTTTAAAAAGACTACACTACAACATTTAATGGGTGAAAAAGAAGGTTCAGACTATTACGATCAATATACAGATAATGAAGTCATCTGTATGTTAGGTAAAGGTTCTGGTAAAGACCATTGTGCAAGAATATCAATGGCTTATACGGCCTACTTAATGCATTGCTTAAGAGATCCTCTTGGGTATTATGGTAAAGCTAAAGGTGTTTATATTGACTTGCTTAACCTCGCTGTAAATGCTCAGCAAGCGCAGAGAGTTTTCTTTGAACCATTTAAAAACTTATTGTTAGGTTCTCCATTCTTTAATGAAGTTGGATTTGAACCAAGAGTGTCTGAAATCTTTTTCTTTAGTAGACCAGTTAGATGTTTTTCTGGTCACTCTGAAAGTGAAGGTTGGGAAGGTTATGAAGTTATGACTATCATCCTGGATGAAATTGCAGCTTTTAAAACTGATGTGGAATTGAAAGGTGAAACAAGATCAAAAGGTTCTGCCTCTGCTATTTACAACATGAGTAAGTTATCTGTTATGTCTCGTTTTCCAGAAGTCGGTAAAGTTATTCTTTTGTCTTTCCCCCGCTATAAAGGTGACTTTATTCAGCAAAGATTTTTTGATTCTAGGAATAATAAAGAACCAAAAACTTGGTCAATGAAAGCTGCTACTTGGGAAGTTAATCCTACAATTAAGAGAGAACAATTAGAATCAGAATATATTCGTAATCCTATTCAGGCTAGGGCTAGATTTGAATGTGAACCACCGAATATGGAAGATGCATACTTTAGAGATGCAGATCAGGTTAGAAAAGCGTTTATGTATAGGGAAGACCCTATGAATGAAGAAGGAACTTTTAAACCTTGGTTTAATAATAGTGATGGACATACTAGGTTTATTCATGTGGACTTGGCTTTGAAACGAGATAGGGCAGCTCTTTGTATGAGTCATTGCGCCGGTTTTAAAGAAGTTAAAACATCAATGGGTATTGAAACATTACCTATTATTAATGTTGATTTAGTTTACTCTTGGGAAGCAACTGTCGGTGCAGAAATTAACTTTGCATCAATTAGGCAAATGATTGTTGATTTGCATAGAAAATTTGATGTCGCATTGGTTACATTTGACCGTTGGCAATCTATTGAAATGATTCAGAGTCTAAGAAGTATGGGAATCAATTCAGATTTCCACAGCGTTAAGAAGACGGATTATGATACGTTAATGTCTTGTATGTATGACACGAGATTGAGAGGCTATTGGAATGAGCTATTGGTTGAGGAAGAGCTTCTTAAATTAAGACTGTATGGGAATAATAAAATTGATCACCCTTCTACTGGCTCTAAAGACTTGGCAGACGCTTTAGCCGGGGCTGTGTTTAATTGTTTAGATCATATTGCATTGGACTCAGAAATAGAGATTGAAATATTAGAGCCAAGTAAGGTTTTTGAAATGGATGATGATTTTGAAGAATTTGGTAGCGTACATATGTATAATAAAGAAACTCAGCAATTTATTGATGTAAACACTATGAATAAGGAGGAGGTGGACAAATGGATAGAACTTCTATAAATCAGCAGCAAGAACTTCAAGTAACCCTTGAAGAAATTGTTGTTGAATTAAACAATCAAATTTCTTCTTTGAATTTTGAATTAACAGCAAGCAGACTAGCAATCAAAAAGCTACAGGCTGGATTAAGCAATGCAAACCAGCACGCTCATGAAAATGATCAAGCAACTGTTAAGGCAAATTCCAAGAATAAGGCTGAAACCTTTTAATCGTCAATAGTATCAAGAAATACATTTTTTTAAAAAAATCCTCAAACGGGCATCTTTGCTCTTACCATGCTGATATAGTTATCCTCAACGAGTTGGGCGACCTACTCATAATCCATACAACAAAAGGAAAAAATTAAAATGTCCATTAGTATCCAAAAAGTAGATAACTTCCCCGAAATCTCTCGCTCAGGCAGAGTATCAGAAGAATTGCAAATGATTATCGAAGCTCTTAACGAATCAGTTAATACCGGCGATAAGTTTTGTATTAAGGGAATTGAAAAGGGTAAGGCTTACAATTCAATGCAACAGCGTATCCGTGCTCAGGCTAAGAAATTGGGTTACAATATTGTTATCCGATTTGATGCAACAGATGGAAGCCTCTTCTTTAAGGCTTCAGGAAATGTATCTACTGAAAACACTGTCAATGCAAAAGAAGTGTCCGGCGTTCAGACTAAGACAAAAAATACGACAAAATAGTTATTAATTAATAATTACATAAAAGCCCTCTTGTGGAAACGCAAGGGGGTTTTTTTGTGTATACTATTTGTTATGCTTACAACTGAAGAACAAGAAATAGAAATTACATCTGATGAAATAAAGAATTGGCACCCGCTTTTTGCATTGCCTTGCTATGATCAACAACTAACAGAACCGTTTTTTATGTCGTTTTTGAAAACGGCAATTGGTTTTAAAGAAATTGGTCTTAAGTTTTCCGTTAGTACATTGTCTGACTCTTTGATTAGCCGGGCGAGAAATCAATTGGTTGCTAAATTTATGGCTAATAAAGAATACACACACTTAATGTTTATTGATGTGGATTTATCTTTCAATCCAGATGACATTTTAAAAATGTTATGGCATGATAAAGAAATTATGACAGGGGCTTATCCGATTAAGGATATTAACTGGGATAAAGTTTCAGATGCAGTTAAAAAAGGAGTTGAGCCAGAAAATTTGTTAGATTCAAGTGTAAGATTTGTTGTAAATCCAGTTCGTTTTGCTGATTCAAAAATTCGTGTTGATAAAGGTGCAATATCTGTTCATGATGCAGGAACAGGTTTTATGTTGATAAAACGTAGCGTATTTGAAAAGATGTTTGAAGAGCATCCTGAATTAAAATATATGGATGATACTGGTTTGCTGAATGAAGAAGAAAGACAATACGGTTACGCATTATTTAATTCATATGTAGATGACGATCAAAGGTTCTTATCTGAGGATTATGGATTTTGTCGTTATTGGCAAAATATGAATGGTGACATTTGGACTGACCCTTCTATTGAATTAACGCATTTAGGCCGCATGAAATATACAGGTAAGTTAATAGATTACCTAGTTAATAACTCACAAGATGTAGAAACACCAAAATAACTTACCTTTTTGGTATTTATTATAGAACCCATATAGGGTCACAAAAATATACTAAAATTTCTTATGTATTTGCTAAAATATTGCGTGGTGTACATTGCATCAAAGAATTGCTAAAATTACACGCACGGTAATTGCCTAAAATTACACGGGCACCGCCGGGTAAATTTTTACCCTGGATCTTATCTAAACTTTTAGCTATCTACCGATCTATATTCTTTCCATTGATTGATCGTTTTATTGAGCCATTAAATTTTTTAAAAGAAATCTGTTTTCTGAGTAGCGAATCTAATTTTTGAGCGTATAGACTAGACCTATCGCCACAATTATATCACCAAATAAGTGAGACATTGTACGTGGTAATTCATAGCATAAAAGATAAGGTTAAGGTATGACTTCAACAAATGACGACTATCAGAATAGGGTAATTGCTCTAATTGGTACTCAACTAACTAATGGTAAAAAAGATTTTGGTAAGATTGTAGATTTTATTACCATTATTGAAAACATGAGTATCCGATATGTATTTGTTACAGATACAGGTCGTAAAATAGATTCAGGTTCGGCTATGCGTTTTATTCGTGCTTATCGCCGTTCATTAGATTTAGCTCCAGCAATTGCTTATCCTGATGGTTCAGATACAGTTATGAAAAGGCGTGTGATGAGAGTTAGGCGTTCAGGTATGCATTCAGTTACTGGTGCAAGTATCACAAATGTTGCAAAGTTTTCTGATGGTGAAAGTATAAATATTAGTTCAACTGTGACTTCTGCTGGTGCTTTCCCTGAAGAATATAATATAAGAAAAGGAATATAACATGAATAACAATATTGATGAAGTAAGTGTTTTTGAGATAGCAATGAATCAGCTTGATAAAATTGCTGATCAATTAGAAAAGGGTCGGATTAATAAATATGATTATGATGGTCAGCGTCTAATTATTCTTATTGACCTTATTATTAATTATGACAAAGTAACTATGAAAGCGGATAGTAAATAAAATGGATTTTGAGTTTATAGATGAGAGTGAAATTGAGTTTTCTACAACTGTTCGGGTTAAGAAAACTCCTTCGCTATTTGATAGTGCATTGCATGATAGAACCTATTGGGGTAACGATGCAGGAACAGAATTGGCTATGGCCTTGGCTCGTATTCAGATTCGTAAAAGTATTAAGAATATGAAGTTGATTGATGTTAATGATCATGATTTGACCAGGGTATTGCTTAAAGAATATCGTGATGAGTTACGTGCTTATCAATTAGAAATGATATCTGTTCTTATTACAGAAAATACAGTTATTACTGTTCAGAATAGCGAGGGTGAATGGGTATTGGAAATAGTTTAGAGTTACAAATTAAAAAACAAAAAAATTATATAAAGCCGGGGTTTTTGCCCTGGCTTTTCTATTAGAAAGAAAATAAGAAAATGGCTGCAAATATTAAATGGGATAACAATATCCCTAAATTTGAAACAGATATAGAAAAAGCAATGCATAAAATTGTTTCTTCACTTCACTATTGGGAAACAGTTAAATTATCTACTGAGTCTCTTACTACAGATGAAGAGAAAGAAATGGTTAAAGCATTAAGAAAATCAGCTAAATTCAATTGTATTGATCTTAAAATACAAAAAGCTAGAGAACAACAATTAATTAGAGTATCAGCAAACGTAATATAGAAAGTAAATAAAATGAATGTAAATAGTGATGAAGTAATCTACACAATGATGATTACTTCTTTAGAAGATAAAATTGAATCAATGAAAAAAATTGCTGAGGTTCAGAAGAACTTAATAAATAAGATCATGGTTCAATTTGAAAACAATACAAATGAATTAGCAAAGTATAGGGATAAATATGGCGAATTGTAAAATCTGTAAGAATGAATATATCGAAGAAAGATATGAAGCTGGTTATGATTACTGTTTAGATGAAGCATGTAATCGTATTGGTCTTGATGAAAGAGAAAGAGCTTTTCGTAAGATTTATACTCCAGCATTATTGCATAAATGTAATTACTTTTGGATTAAGAAGTCGGAATTGACTTCTTTAAATGTAAGAAATGACTTATTGGAAGGATAAGATGAATAACAAACCAAAATATCAATGGATATTACATCATACTAGATCAACAGATAGAGTATTTTTTGGTCCATTTAGTAGCTATGAAGAATTAGATTTGTTTTATAGCACTATTGCAAGAGCAGAGCAAATTCATTGTTCTGTTGAATTATTAATTAATCCATTCGTAGCATCATATGATGAATGGTGGTATAACCCATATGATGAACTTGAAAAGAAAAATCCAGAATTATTTAAAAGAAAGGTAGAAGTAAAATGAGAGCAAATGTTTACCAAATAGATGAGGACACTTATGCGTTTACACGTAAGTGTTTTCATTGCGGAGAAGAAAGTAAATTTCGTATTTCTTCTGACGAGTATAAGGCATTGTTTATACATGAACAATATGTTCAGGATGTATATCCACTTATGCCAAAAGAAGATAGAGAGTTTATGATTAGTGGAACTCATCCGGATTGCTGGAATGAAATGTTTAAAGATATTGATGAAGATGGAGATGAGGAAGAATAATGGCTATGGAATATATGGAGATTGGATCTTCACCTTATGAAGAAGATTGTGCTCAAGTTGGAAGTAATGGTTATGTTGAGAAAGCAAATAAAGAATTGTTTGCTTATATGAATCAACTTAAGAGATTGTTTCCAGTTGCCGAAAGTCTTAATATTCGTTTTAGAATTAAGTGGTTTAGTCATGATTTTGGTTCTTATGGTGAAGTTTGTATGCATTGGGATACGGGCAATGAAGAAGCAGATGTATATGCTTACGAAATTGAAAAGGAATTGCCAGGTTATTGGGATGAAGAAGCAAAGAAAGAGTTAGGGAAAACTAATGAATAAGGAAAGAATGTTGCAACTTGCAGATTATATTGAGAATTTGCCAGAACATAAATTTGAAATGCAGTATTGGATTTCACAAAAAGTACAAAAAGAAAATTCTTATGGTGAAGATTATTGGAAAATAGATTACGCTCCACGTATGGATTCAGTTAGTGGTGACAAATTGCTTGAACCTTTAGATTGTGGTACTGCTTGCTGTATTGCTGGCTGGGCAACTGCAATTGAAAGTAATTTTAAACCTATTGCTATTATTCAAGATGGAAAAACAATTGAAGATAGAGCAAGAGAATGGCTTGATTTAAGCCATGAACAAGGTCAAAATCTTTTTCTAATTAATATTGATACAGTATGGGCTTTCTATACAGAAAAATGTAACTTTAGCGTTAGTGAGGATGAAGATTGTATTACTGATATAACAAACAAAGATGCAGCATTGGTTATTAGAGATATTGCAAATGGAGTGATTGATATTGATAAAAAATTCGATTTCCAAGAGGCTAAAGAATACCTGCAAGATTTTGGATATTACGAAGAAAGAGATGAGTATTAAGAAATGATAGACATTAGAAATTATACAATAAGTAAACTTGCTGAAATGGCATTGAAAAAACCTGATGACTTTGGT